GCAGCAGCATCTGCTGCTTCTCTAATATTAGCAGGATCAATTTCACCTATTAAACGTTTTACATTTTCTAATGTTTCAGGTTTTACAAATACATCTTCTAATTGTACATTTTGACCTTGTTCTTGTAAATCAGCTAGATTTTTTAATAATCTTTCAGCAGTTAAGGCGAAACTGAATAATTCTTTATCTGGCCCCGATGAAGCTCTAGCTTTATCTAAACCTAAAACGAATGTATCAATATTACCATTCAATTCTCTTAAACTTCTTCCCGCCGATGCTGATTGAGCAGATATACCTCCAAATGTTTCGGCAGTAACTTTAATAGCCCCAGAAAATGCTTGTTGTATTTCAGCAGCAATTTCAGGGAATCTACTAGTTAATCTCTTAAGAACAGTTTCAATTGCTCCTTGATCTCCAGTAGCTAATGCCTCATCTATTTTAAATAACTCAGCTAAAGCAATTACCTGTTGAGGAAGCTTTATACCTTCTATTTCAAGACTTTTTTCCAATTCTTTTTTAAATACTTCTCCTACCCCTTGAAAACCTACCTGAGAAGCAAGCCTAGCTGTTTTAGCTAAAGTATTAGCTAATCTAGTTATCAATATACCATCTAATTCTTCTAAAACTTTTATTAAAGATTTTAATTCTTCTTCCATTATAGAAACTTCTTCTTCCGCTTCTCTAGTGGAAAATATGAAACCTGCCCACATATTTACTGTTAGTAATTCTTTATTTTGTTCTATAGATATACGTGTACTATCAATTTTTAATCCTAATTGCTGAACTCTATCTCTAGCTTCTACAATTGTTCTTCCACCTAAAGATTCAATTAATACAGTTCTAAATTCTGATAAAGCTTCATTTATAGAACCAAAAGTTCCTGCAGTAAATCTTAAAGCATCTTCTAATTTTTTCAAACTTTCAGGTAACTCAACACCTAATTTTTCAATACCTTTAGCAGTTCTTTTATTAATTTCTGCTAAAGATTCATCTAATTGTTTTCCCGCATCAATTACTTTTCTTAACTCGGGTGTTATTCCTCTAATAGAATCCCCAAATTTATCCCATAAAGTTGCAAGCACAGCTACTACTATAGAAATAATACCTAATGAACTAACTACTCTTGATAGGGCTCCAGCTATAACTCCAGCTGTTCTACCTACTGCTCTACCTAAAGCAAGAAAAGCTATTTGTAATCCTTTAGTTTGAGTAGTAGCACGTACAGCAAAAAATGCCCAAGCTCTACCCATACTCTTAACACCTGCTATAAAATTAGTTTGAGTAGTATTAAAAGTGCGTGAAAATCCAGTTAAAACTCTAGAATTAAAAGAAGTTAAAGACGCTTTAAATAATGTAGTTTGAGTTTTAATAAGTGCTAAACTTCGTCTTACCGTTTGATTATGGGCATCTTGCGCTTTAGTTAAATTAATAACAGAAGCTGCTCCCTTTCTTTGAGCTTCAGCTAATAAAATTCTAATATTTAATTGATTTTTTAAAGTTTGAGTTGGTATCCCTACAAGAGCTGCACTACGTTTACCTACAGTTAAACCCGCTCTAATATTAATTTCTTTAGTAAGAGCTTGTCTTTCTACAAGTAATCTTTCAGCACTTAATTTTTTTTGATTATTTAATAAATTTTGACTAAAACTTTTAGCATCAAGTAATTGTGTAGCATAAAACTTTTTAAATAACTTAGCTCTAGCTAATAATTGTACTTTAGTTAAACCTACAACTTTACGATTAGCTTCTAAAAGAACTTTTGTCTCCTGAGTTTTAGCTTTAGCTACAGCAGCCAGAGCTTGACTTGTAGATGTAACACTTAATTGTTGAGCAGCTGCTAAACCAGCTGTAATAGTAGGTATTAATCTTTTACCAACTAAACCAATTAATCCAGCAATTAAAGCACCGGCTGCAATCTTAGATTTATTAAAACTATTTATTAAAGGGGTTAAACCATCTGTTATAAAAGTTGCCATAACATCCTTTAAATCAGTAACTGTTGTCAATAACTGTTGAAAAGGATTTGGATCAATATCTACTTGATCAAATACATTTTGACTTTCTTTTATAGTAGCTCGAACAATAGCTTGTTGTCTATCAAAAGCAGATAATTCTAAAGCTGTCTTACCTATTGTTGCCCCATATTCCTTATAAGCTTGTTCAGTTTTTATAATAACACCTAGAGTTTGAATAATTTCCACTCGTCCACGTTGTGAAGCACTAATAAATCTATTTAAAGCTTCAGTTGCAGAGCCTCCAAAAGTTTGTGCAGCCTTAGTAGCGGCAACAGCTAATTCTTCCATTTGCTTTTCGCCTAAACCAGCAGAGATACCTTTATTAATTACAGGTAAAGCCGCCGCAAAACTAAGTGCTCCTCCTGTAGCCTCTTGTAGTCTTTTAGTAATAGTTACAACACTAAGTCCAAATCTATTACTAAAATCCTCAGAAGATTTAATCATACTAGATAAATCAGCTGCACGACGTAATATTAAAAAAGCTGAACTTAAAGCAAACACATTAGCTGCAACAGTAGCATAGACCGCTACTAGCCCGCCCATACCTTGAGCCATTCTTCCAAAATCTTTATTAGTCCTGTTTGCTCGTCCAGATACACCTTCAAGATTTCTCTTTACCTCATTAACTCGTTTACTAACGCCAGACGATTGTTCTTTAACATTACCCATAGTTTTATTAAGGCGCTTCAGTTCCTTTTCAGCACGTTTAATACCTTTTTGAGTTAAATCAATCCTTAATGTTACTACCTTATCTGCCACTAGGTGCTCCCTTAGATCTGGCTTTAATTTGTTCTGCTACATCTTTTGCAACAAAATTATCTATGATCGGAATAATATCCCAAGCATATCTTCTAATATAATTTTCAGTATTATATTCGTCGAACAGTATAGGTAATAGCATTAGTTCTTTGCCTAAGTATTGACCCGAAAAACTCTCCCATCTAGAAGGTAATTTATCATACATATCTAATACCATTTGAGTTTCTATATATAAATCATATCTATCTACAGGAACCTGTGCTTCATCTGGTTCAGTATTTAACATCTCACACATTTCATAATATTGTACTTTTGTTAAACCTGAACCTGATTCAGTTATATAACTTTTTAATCTTTCGATTTCTCTATCGTACTGTTCGATGAAAAGTTTCCCAGGTCTGATAAAACCTCTGTTACCCAATTATCAAATATAGTACTTGATCGCATTAATTCTAAAGCATTATAATCAGAAAAAGCTAATTCCTTTTCAAGATCATCTCCTACATCTGCTAAAACTAATTCTTTAACATATTTTACTTTGAAACCTTTCCAACCTTTTACTATAGATTTTACATATAGTTCTAAAAACATTTCATCATCAAATTCATCAATTGCTTGACGGGTTTTTGTATCAAATTTTGTTTTTTGACATTTTTTATATAAAGCCTGGTTGCTTTCTTTTGACAAATACGCTAAGTCAAAAGTTAAACCCTCGCATCCAGGAAAATCAAAAGTCACTACCTTTTCAGATAGTAACATACTCTTTAAATCCATGGTGAATCACCTCTTATGGCATATTATAAACAACTGTACTATAGTTACCAGATTCTTCTTTTGCGACGAATTGAATATCTAGTGATATTATATCTCTAAAAATTTGTCTGGGAATTTGTAATAAAGTTTGTGGTATATTTAATTGTAAACTAGGAGCAGTTGCTCCGCCTACATTTATTGTTATATCAGCTAAATGAGTACTTTCATAAGTATCTGTTGCTGCATTAGTATTAATAGCGTTAAATAGATCTACTGTTTCATTTGTACCTGATTTCATATAGAAAGTTAAACTTCCACTTATTCTTCTGTTTCCTGTAAAATGTCCTATTGGAATAGTAGTTTTTCCTAATATATTTCTACCAAAAAATATATTATTATTACTAAATCTTATAGTTCCCCCTATCAATGCTAATGTATAAGCTATTGAATTCATTGTCAAAGCAATTGTAGATAGTTTATTCTTTAAAAAATTATTAGCAGTAGTTCTGTCTGTTGATGTGGGTGGAGTATTGTCCTCAGTTATACTTAATGCTTGTCCAGACCAACGTATTTCAACTATATTATTTATATCGAAACTAATATCAGCTGAATCAACAACTGCATTGTCTAATCTGTAATTTCCTTCGGATTGATTTGGTTGATCGAACCATAAAGTGAGATTTCGCAAAGTTGCTACATTTCCATTAGCAAAATCTATAGTAGAGCTAGTAGAGTTACTAGTCAGAGAGTCTACCCCCATTAAACTTACCCATAAATATTCTTCTGGGCTTGTAACATTAGTATCTACCAAAGGTAAAACATAAGTTACAAAAGTAAACCGAACTGGGGATACCGCCGAAATGTGTGGCGCTAAAGTTCTGGTTTGTTCAGGATCTAATGTATTTCTTCCTACCGCGTCTAACCTACTATCTTTAACATAAGAAAAATCTCTTACTTTCAATTGCACCGTATTAGTTGCATCTGCACTAGCGTTCGGATTTTTTGAAATGTATATGTCAGTATCGCGTTTGAAAAAAACAGCCATTATTATCCCTTATTAAAGTGGGTGGAAGAAGCTCCCACCCACTAATTCATTAGAATTCGTCTGCGAAATATGCTACAGTTAATTCATTATTTGCTGCGGGATCTGGATTTGCGCCAGTATAAGGTAGAGCATTGTATGCAATGTCTACCGTAACAACATCTTCGATATTAATTACTGGAATTACCAAGTGAGCTCCTGTCATTGTAAGTTGTACAACGGGTATATCAAATGGTGACACCGGTGCTACACCACCAACATTAATAACTAAGTTAAAATCTGTCGGATCTGCCCCAGATGTTGAATTAGAATGAGTTAAAATATCATTCAATAATTCAGCTGTATCATCTGCTCCACCTGTTTTTAGGTAGGCTAACATATTACCACTGACTGTTCTCTGTCCTGTAAAATGTCCACAAGGAGTATTTACAGTTCCTAAAACTTCTGGTGTCAAGAAGGTAATATTATTAGCTACAGTCAAACTACCCCCAGTCAAAGCTAGAGTATAGGTTTGACCATAAGCTGTACCAGTTTTACCAACTAATGATACCGTTGATAATTTATTTCTAATACATGCTTGTAGTGTAGTAGGTGCAGCCAAATAACCAACTGTTGCTAATGGGAATGCAGAATCTTGCAAATCACCAGCATTAGTTAACATAGTTGCTAATGAAGCCACGTCTGTAGTATCTATAACTTCTGCTACACTTGTTCCGAAACCTGTCCAGGTAACCGAAGCAATTGCATCAATAGCAAAATCTATTTCTGCTGTATCAATAACAGCACCAATAATATGATACCATACTGGAGCAGTACTCGTTCCCAAATTAAATATAAATGATAGTTTTAACAATTCATTAGTATTTGAATCTGTAAAGTCTATTGCTAGACCTCCTGATGAACCACCCTGTCTAGTAGTTGCATTACCATCTACTGCGGTTGCCACAGCGTTTGTAATTCCGGAAGCCGCTAAAGCTTCCCATAAAATTCTTTCTACAGCATCTACCGTAGAATCAACTGTATCAAAACGTGGACGCATGTAAGCTTGTATGCTCCAATCTACCGGTTCAATAGCAGTTGTGAATACTTGTTGTCCTCTAACTGGAGTTGTTCCCGCTTCACTGATTTCAATTTCTTGTACACCAGTATTAGCTGTGAACGAAAATCCATCTAGAATTGGAACTTCCCAAGTATTACTATCTAAAATGCCAGCGATAGTCTGACTAGTTGAAACGAACAATTTGGCGTTTCTACTTAAACTAAATGCCATTTATTTCTCCTCGTATTTTCTATACTTCGTATCTAACCTCTAGAGTAACTTCTCCTACACCTAGAGGGTTTAATAATCCTTCGTCGTCTGCTAAGGACAGTAATCTAATATCTTCACTAAGGTTATTACCCGCTACTGTTAGATTAAGATTGCTATCTATTATGACTTCGATATCATCGAAAATTTCTTCTATTCTATCTTTGGCATCTTCATCATTAACATAAATTCTTATATTAATACCTAAAAATCCCCATTTAAAACTACCAGGAAGATATTCTCTTGTTTCTGCGCCTGGATAAACACAGATTAAGGGATAGTCTGTGACTTCATCCCAAAATATTTGTCTACTCTTAACATTGTCAAACACGTTAGAAACAAAAGGACTACTACCATTCATATTTGTTTTAAATAGTCTGACTATTTCCTCTACAATTTGTGTTCTTTTATTAGCCACTAAGTTTCACCTTTACTCGTCTAAGAGTAGCTATTTGTTCTTGTTGTAATATTTGTCGAATAGATCGTCCAAATATACCTTTAGGGTCTCTTAGTTGCTTATGTAATCTTCCCCCCTTTTCAAAAACCCCATATGGATTTCTCATATACTTTACTTGTGCCCCTAAAGCATTCTTTTCTTTTGTATCAAATAAAGATTGAACTTTAGCAGATCTAGCAAATCTTCCTGTTCTATAATTTAATTTTTGAGCAGATCCTCCTTTACCCATATTCTCTCTTATTTGATCGTGTAACCTGTCATTAATTAAATCAATTAATTGTTGAATATTAGGGCTAGCTACCCTGGCCTCTCTTGATCTAGGTGTATCCTTATCAGCACTCAAACCTGGACCATATACTTTTATTTTTTGTTTTTTTCTAGCAGAGCTTTTAAAAACTTTATTTATACCGCCCTGTTTAGTTTTTCCTGTCACAAATATTTCTTCAAAAGCTAAAGCATATTGACTTAATATTGTAGGACTAGCTGTATATCTTTTTACTAAATCTCTACTAACTACATTTAATATCTTTGTAGCTTCAGCTATAAGCTGTCTAGTTCTAGCTCCAGAAGTTTGATTATCTTCTGAAAACTCAGCTATAGTAATAGTAATAGTACCAGCCTTTCTACCAGAAGCTTTTAATAATCTAGTACGAATTGCTATACTAGCATCAATTCTTATTAATTGATCTCTTATAGCTATTAATTTATTCTTTTCATCTACAGTTAAAAAGGTAGTAATTTGTGTACCTTCTTCACCTTTTTGTCCAACAAAATGAACCAAATTTCCTATTCCAGGACCAAAAGTGTGGCCTACATCAAAACCTTGCTTCTTCTTTTTTGCAATAACAGATAGTGCTTGTCCGCTCTTTTCCGCTAATTTAAATATACCTTTTTCTCTATCTACTTCAATATGTTGAGGTCCTATATCCCCCCCTTTATTATCTTGTCGAATATCTAATCCACCAATAACTATAGAAGCTGCTATTTGTTGTCTACGTTCAAGTTTACTGGTAGAAGTATTTATAGTTCTTAAAGCTTGTTCTCTAATATCTTTTCTAACATGAGTAGTTAAATCACTGATTGTTCTGAAATTAGTACCCTCTACGACATTTCTTTTAGCGTCAACCCAATCAACTTTACCTTTGACGTTGGCTTGATTGAAGTTTTTTTGTAATGAATTTTTAAAAGACATTTCTACAAAATCAACTACATCTTTCATGTTTATACCTGGAAACTTTTTTTGTATAATAGCTTTATGTTTGTTAACTAATTTAACTAAAGTTCTACGTTCTATAGAAAATTGTGTTATATTTCTATTTAAATCAGATCTTTTAGTACCTGGTCCCTTTTTAGTTCCTAATATTATTTGAGCAAAATCTCGAATAAATATTTGAAATAAAACCTCGTTTCCACCGCGTTCTAAAGCCATTACGGACTAAACCTATATAAATCTAATATTCTACGAATATGTGGTGGAAAACTATTGGCTAAATAAGGTAACGGATTATCTAATGTACCACCTAGCAAAGATTTGGTATTTACCTGTTCATTATTTTCATAGTAGTGAACTAAATCAATAGCTACTAATTTTAAATCTTCTGGAATATTAGCTACAGTATAACCAGCTAAATAATTTACTTCTAAACTTCTAAAAGATAAGTCATAAGTATCTACAAATTTATCTACTGCGGTCTGCATAAATACAGAACCTTCTTCTAAGTCAACAAAATAACCTGTTTTATCTGAAGCACCTTCAGACAAAGTTATTTGATTGACTCCTCCATCTTGTGAAGTCTTTACACTTACAACTGATATAACTGGAAAAGCTTCAAGAAACACTTTATTAGTTTTTCCATCGTGCCACTCAATCTTACCATTACCACTAGTAGCAAATTGCGTAAATTTTCTATTGCAATAATGTTCTACCAATTGAGTAATTTGAGTAATAAGATTCTGAATCTTACCATCTCTTGTTGTACTAGTAATTGTTTTACTATTTTTATAATCATCAAGTGTTATTAAATCAGCCATAATATCCCTACGCAGTAAAGAGTGGGGGAGAATTCCCCCACTCTTTGAATAATTTTAAAATCTATCAATTAAGATGCGATTTCGTAATTAACTGTTGCCTCTCCAGTAATAATATCTTGGAAAGCGAATCTACGAGAAGAAACGATAACGCGTTTTTGGTTCACGATATCTTTGTCTGCTTCTGTAACGATTCCACGAAGATTACCACTTAGGAAGTTGCTTGCACGTACCATAACAGCCAGTTGTGTTCCAACTGTACCTGCTGTAATAGCAGCATTGTCAAACATTTGTGAAACAAGTACTTGAACTCCAAAGATTGCACCAACTTGTCCGGTAAGAATTGTAGCTCTATCACCTAACACGTCGACTGTCTTGAAGTTAGGAAGTTTCATTAGCTCATAGAAGTAATCATGAGATACTAGTAATACTAGTTGACTTGGGTCAAGCCCATATAATCCTAGATTACGTCTCATATCTACAATATGATCTTCTGTTACATTTGCTTCCCAAGCTGCTCCACCCGCTACTGTAACATCCGTTGTAAGTGCGCCACGGTTTGTTAATCCAGTAATAGGATCAAAAGAAGCTGATGTTGTTACACCGCCCCCACGTAAGAACGCTAGGTCGGATGCACGAGCCATTCTGCGGGGAACCGCATCACGAATAATTGGTGCTAATGTAACAATACTATCTTCTTCTTCTTCATAACCAACATACTCGCGTGTTGCTAGTTTATAGGCAATTAGCGTTTGTTCTAATAGTTGGTGATTTTGTGCATCGCCAGTTGAACCACTTGCTGATTCATCCGCTGGATTATCGCTAGAACGGAACAATGAGTTATGAACCCATGTTGCATCCCCAGCTTCTGGGTTGATTGGTAGGTTAAGTGTTGGTGTAGTCATAGGAATTGTTGTGAATAGTGGTTCTACAACTAGAAGCTCACGTAGAGCGTCATGTACACGTGTAGAGTATTCATCTTCCCACTCACCTGTTACGCCAGGATCCCAATGCTCCATCCCGGACTTTTTCGTATAATCTGTAAATGCTTTTGTTTCTTCAGGTTTCATCCCAAGTACTTTAGACGCATATAAGATTCCGTCTTTTGTGTCTGTACTCATACCAGAGAAAGGTCCTTTCTTATTGGCATCTGGTACAAACTTCATTTTGCTTTCGCGTTCAGCAGTAAAAGCAGCTTCTAGGTCACCACTTTCAGCGGCAGCCTCTAGGCTTTCTTTAATTTCAGCTAAGGCATCGGCTAGGTCACCATCTTTTTCTACTAATTCTTCACGTAGATCTTTGATCAAACGTTCAGCAGCAGTAGTGGCGGTAGCTTCGATCTTGTCATTAGCTTCCTTTTCTGCTTTTTCAGCTTCTTCCGCAGCTTTCTTATCCTTATCTAGGTCTCCCTTGACAGCGGCAGAAATCTGCGCAACTAAAGCTGCAACATCGATAGGCCCTTTTTTAGCCTTATCTTTACTCTTATCATCCATTAAAGTCTCCTCACTTTCTGACTTGATAAATTGATTTCTAAACTCTTTGTAATCTTCAGTATTATCAAAATTCTTTTCAATACTGAAAAGTGCATTTTGATTCGCAGGAACAGACACTACACTAACTTCAAATAATTCTAATTCTTTAATAAAGAATACTCCAGATTTTGGATCGAAGTCAGCATCTTTTATCATAAATCCAATACTAAATGCGGAAAGAATTTCTTCCTTAATTAATTCAATGATATCGCCTGCTGCTTTGCTAATCTTAGCTGTTATCTTTAAACCCTTGTCATCGACTTCATGATCTATAGTTTTACCTATTGGTCTAGAAGTATCATGAAATGCCAAAATAACTGGGTTTTTAAGATAGTTAGCTAGAGCATCTACTTTTTTCCATGCATCTAATATAATAACGTCACCTGTTCGGTCCTCGTCATTTGTACTAGCATGTCCGGTAATAATAAGATCTTCATCTTCTTCACCGTGTGCTGTCTTAGTTTCGATAGGCACGTAGAGTTTTAGAACTTTCTCTTTCGTTAGCATATTATTTCCTCGATTAATAATTAATCGTCATCTTCTTCTTCACCAGCTGGTGGTGCTCCACCATCTGTTGGGTCTGCTGCGCTTCCTGCTATGTTAGCGGGAATTCTGAGTTCATCAGATTCCGGATCTTTATCAGGCTCGAGTCTTAACTCAAGTCGCGCTTCATTTGGGGACATGATACCCCCGTTTACTAATCCTGTTAAATATTGCGTTTGATCTTTTAGTTCAGGGCGTAAAGCTCTGATCTTAATAACCTCTGGTTCCATGTCCCAGGCGAAAAACCTTTCGTAAGAACCAATGATTTTCGCAATTATTGGTAAAACTGTCGTTTCATAAAATAGCTGTATATTTGGTCTTAAATTTGCATTGTTTCCAGAGTTTAGAAGTACTGGTGGTACCCCCAACGCTTTCAGAATCTTTGTTTCATGAGAAGTTATTGATGCCTCAAAATCTAACTCACTAAACTTAACTTGGCTTATAGGATTAACTTTCATATCCCCATCTAAGATTATAGGGCGTTTACCGCCAGAATTAGGCTTGTATTTTGTTATCCAAGCTCTAAGTAACTTTTCTTTAATCTTATCCCCTAAAATATTAGGCGTTTGAATAATCAATCCTGGTACTGCTGCATTGTCAAAGAAATCATTTTGAAATCCTAACATGCTTTGTAATATTGTTATACTTCTTTTAGCACTTAATAATCTACTAGTACCCACATAAACAGATGTAGCAGAGTTATCTTTTGTATGTATAACTTCATCTGGCATAAGCTTAATATCTGAATTATACATATAATGCGAAACTTTAGTATTTTCCCCACTTATCACTTCCATTAATTCTGATGGTAAATGATTTAAGTTAAGTCCTTTTTTATCCCATAATTGAAAACAATTACCTGTAAGTACTAAATCTAATACTAGTTGACGACGGAAGGTATTTACATCTTCATCATCATTTGGACGAAAATTAAGTATAGTCGATAAAGTTTTCTTTCTTACTCTACCCCCTTCATGTACAGTAGGTATAGGCAAAACATCTGTAATATTAATGTCTATTTCTGTTGCAGAGTCGGATATCATATCAACTCCACGTCTTACAACTTCAATATTGTCGAAAGACTTTTCAAAAAAGAAACGTTTTTCAGACGCTTCTATAGTTCCCCCTTCTAAATCGTGAATAGCGCTCTGGTGTCTATTCTTCCATTCCCACTCTAATCTCTTGAATATATTCATATATTACTCTCATTGGATAGTGACTACTCCAAGGTAACCTAACCTGTCACCCATACAGCTTGTCATTTTATAACTAGTGCATTTGACAGGAATACAATTCCCATCAGGTGTTTGGAAGTCTAACTTTCCGGAAAATTCTCTATCTTCATCAACAGACTTATACCAAGCTGTTACAACTTCTTCTCGCGTCTTTTGGCAGATGGCGTTAACCCATCCGTGTCCCATAAGTTCACTTGGAGTACGTTGTACTAGCTTACAGTATGTTCTATTAACCCAGGTACAGTTTCCTTTTATATCAGTTTCAAACATTGCATCTTCAGTCTCAGCATTTAACGCTCTAAATCTTTCACGAGATAATGCTACTTCTCTTTCAATTCGACCAAGACTATCTTTCATGGATTTACCACCATTTGGTGTAAGTTCCTCAAAAATAATATCGATCTTGTCTACAGCCTCACTATACTTAGTTATAGCTTCCCACATAGGTTTAATTCCTTTTTTGTATAGTAATGTAAAAAGACCTATGCTTACACTAATAGCTGTGGCATAAAATGCGTAATTTTCTACGAAAAGACTCCATGCTTCAGACATTGCTTCTCCCTTTGCTTATCTAACCATCTTTCTTGTTTAGGTGCTGTCGCAAGCGCAGGCCGCTGTCCGTAAACAACATGTAGTCGCTGATGACATTTCTTACATAAAGTACGAGCGTATTCAAACATTTCATACGCATATTCTTCTATAAAATCATCGCGAACTGTAATAATATCTTCCACACAATTAATAGTGATTTTATTGGCCTTTAACCAATTATCAAACAGGATGTCCACAGTGTATAGATGGTGAAAGTCAAGTGACCCACCAACTTCACAAACGTAGCATAAAGCCTCCTTCACATACCGGCTCTTAGCTCTGTCACGTACATATTTAATTGGAATTCTTTTAAGTGCAGACATAACAAATATAAATGTTGTATTTCAATTTTTTTCTTCTCATTGTATATATTCTGACATACTTTTAGCAGCAAGTCAAGAAGTATTTTTAATTATGGTGTACAGAAATTTAGTCCTCTAAAAGTATGACCATAAATGCTATAGCAAGTAATCCTAGCATACCCATACCCCCTGCAACCTGATATGCCAAATTAAATAAAAATATACCGAAAACTAAAAGAAATAAGAAATAAGCACACCCAGATCCCATCAAAATCTATAGCCACCATTTATCATATTTACTCCAGCATTAGGTCTACTAGTACCTGCATTAGAGTAATGTCTGAAGATTCCATAGAATCGTGTATTTGGTATAGAGTACTCTATAGATAAACCATAATTTAAATGACTACTAGTAGCATGACTAGTATTATTAAAGTAACCTAGTCCAATTCCTAAAATAACGTTATCTAAGAAACCTGGTCCACGTACAATACGTTCACCGAAAACTAACATATTATTTTGAACATTTCGACTTTTGTAAGTCATATCGCCTATTAGACCAATACCGCCCCGCCATCTTTCATTACGTTCGGATAACATAATATTAAAAGTTTCAAGTTTTATATTATCACTAATGAATGGTACTCCACCTTCTACGGCAGTTTCAGCACGACCATCATAAGCAAAGAAGATTAAAACTACAATTATAAATGCACCTATAACTAATTTTACTGGTTTCGGATTGTTAAATAAACTCATGTGATTCCTCCTACTGAGCGTTCGTAAGTATAAATTGCATAACGTATTGCATCAGCACAGTGACTAGCGCGATTATGTTCTGGCTTTTGTGATTCGATGTTCCAAACGCCAGCATCTGCAGACCCCTTCCATTTGTAGTTGCGCAACGCGTAAATTGATTCATGGCATTCATCATGCACGATCAATCTATCATTGTCAATAACGGCGCCTACCGCGCCGATGCCATCAGTTCTAGACTTAATAGCAGCTATTGTAGATATATCATAAATAGAAGCCAAGTCCCATCTAGTTTGCGCGGCTGCCGAATCACAAAAAATATATTCCAAGTCCCACTTCTCAACTCGAGCTGATATTTCAGCAGCGTGTTTATCAGTGCCTTTTTCTGCTTGTACGTATTCATCAAGTATAGAATAGATATTCAAACCATCAGAATCTTCATATACTAGCATTACTACAAGAGCAGTTTGATCTCGGAATCCTAAATCTAATCCGGCTATAATTTCATATCTAGCAGGATTAGCAACGATATCGTGAATCATAATTGTAAGGTCTTGAATAGCTGAACCTTTCAATGCCCACACTTGGCCTTCGAACGTTACAAAGTTAGCCATGTACTCTTGCTCAAATTCTGAGTGAGACATAGTCTTTCTAGCTTGGGCTATATCTTTTTTAGAAGCTCTAGGATTTTCATGGTAATCAGCATGAATTGATAGCCACTCGGCTAAATCAGGATCAGTTGAGAATCCACGTTGAAAAAACTCTCTAAACCAGTTATCTCCACGTGGTGTAGAGATGAACAAACATTTAGAGTTTAATTTATCTAAAGTTGGGCGCAGAGCTACATTGAATGCTTGGCCACCGGCGTCGTTTAACGCAGCTTCATCGAAGATGATAAGATCGTAACTTCGCCCAACGGCCGAATCAACTCGACTAACAGAAGCAATCTTAATAAGAGAACCATTTGATAATTCAATAATTCTATCTTTAGCATTGTCTCGTATGCGTTCGATATCGAACTTGTCAAGTAGCGTGCGTTGTAAGTCCCATGATATACCAGATAAGGCATAATCGGGGCTAATAATAAGCACCGATGCTCCAGGCATAAGTGCTACGACTTGCAAAATGATATTTGCAATAAAAGTTTTACCTACTCGCCTAGAAACACATGCAGTAATAAATCTATATGAAGGAGAATTAATTGCATTAATAATTGCATTTTGTACTCTATTTGGAACTATCGGTTTGTTTTCCGAGTCCGTCAGTAACTTTAAGTAATTCTGTATTGGTACCTTTAGAAATCTTTTCGACGCCGATAGTTCCACTATGTGGTTTAATTCTAGATTTGGATCCGAAACTTTTAACATTTAATAATTCTTCTCTTGTGTATAGTGAGCCAGAGGAATCTCTAACTACACCATTTTTATAATCTCTCAAAAAATCGAGAGCAGATTTAATCGGCATATCCTGTGCCACAATAACTTCTCTAACTTTGTTCTTTACATAACATGTATATAACATTAATATATTCCTCGTATTATCTTTTTGGGGTCAACACATTTTGCACTATGCATTTCATGATAAGTAAGAGGATGTGGTATTCTAGATATAGTATATTTTCTTATCATCATAGCACCTCCTGCTTTTTTACAACTAGCAGATGCAATAATATATGTATCAACCATTTCATCATAACGTGCTATTTTTTCATAAGGTGATAGTGTTTGACATCCTCCAATTACAATATTAACTATCAATAAGCTTTTCCATAAGTTTACCATAAGAACCCTCTCCGTATACATTAACCTGAGTATTCTTAGTCAGTCCAACTTCTTTACTAACATCAGCTTGTAATAATTTAGACATATCCATTCTAAATTTATGTGCCATAAGTAGTAAGTCAGCTATATCTTTATTAGAACCGATTTCAGCTTCATCAAGCTCTGCCCACTTGCGATCGACTAGATCATCTAGTTTTTCAGCTATTTGTACCATATGACGATATCCGTGTTCTCTTAATATAGAGTTGACGTAAGTTTTTATAAGTGGTTGTTGTAATACTGCTGCAATTTCATGTGTGGGTACATCTAGTGACTGAGAGCATTCTTTTATAGAGCATCCATTAGCTAAATAAGTGTTGGCAATTTTTGCTCCGTCAGGACTTATTAATTCTGGGGTAGCATCTTCTGAAAATGGTTGTAGTTGATAATCGCTCATTATTCTAATACACTAAATACTCTATTGAAGAAACCTTCTTTAGTTGCTGCTTTCGCTAAAAAATTTGGATTGTCCTCGTCAGCGTCAATGAGCATAACTTTCTCAGGTATATCCATGGTGCTTTCGATTTTGTAACGTTGAACCCGATTTTTTCGAATATACGTATTACAATCATGCTTTGATCCAGTGAACAAAATTTCACCATCAAGCGTTTTAATATTTAATTTTTTCATGCGGTAGTTCTCCTATTAATAAGTTAGTGTAACACGTCGGGGGCGTCATGTCAAGAACTTTTTTTGTATTAGGTTTATAGTTTGCACCGGAATTGGTTTTTTGAAAAATCATGGTTGTACACGTGTGGGGTAGTCCGTTTATAGGGGCTTAGAACGGGTCTAATAACCGCCCCCGGTTGGCACGATTCTTGCCAATAGGTAATGGCAAATTGCGTGCCAATAACCTGGATCGCTTATACCGATTCGGTATATCAAATCTATTGACTCGAATCGGAAAATCGTGTTATTGTATCTTTACTGACTCGGGAGAAAAATCATGGCTAGAAAATTATTTACATCAGCTTCACTTTATACCCTTGAAAATGATATCGTTCACGTTCACGTCGCGTGGATGGACAAGGATTATAATTCTGACTCGCTGAAATTCCTTGCCGAAGGTTATCAACACGCGGTAGAATTGCTTGATACGCTCTTCGGTAATTGGACTGACTGCGACCAGTCAATAGCAAGGAGCGCATAATGGGATACTATAAAGACAAGGCAATCGAGCAAGAAGAATCCGAGATGGCTTTGGATTTTGACGAACGCAACTACACAGACGGCGGGTACTGGTCAGAACGTGATGCTGAACGTGTAATGGCAGAGCATGACGAACTGACTCGAATCGAAAATCAAGCGAAGCTTGAAGACGAACGCCGCACAATTGGAGGATGGTAAAATGAAGAATTTTCTAATCGCAATGGCTTTGATTGTTGGACTGCCAAGTTTTTTCATCGGCACATACAAATTGTTCGAGGTGATTGATTGCAACACGGCACAAAAGAATCTACGATTCATTGATGCCTGCATCACAGATGATAATTGTAATCTAACAGCACGCGACAGACAGAGCGCAGAAAGCTGGACACGATTAAAATTGGCACGATGCCACTCGAAAGACTAACTCAATAGCCCCGCCGAGGCGGGGCTTTTTTCTGTCTGATCCCTGGAACCAGGCAAATGCGAATGAGAATCATTCGCATTGGCGCGCCATTTTACCATATACACCCCTAGCCTGTCAATACGTATATCTACCTATTGCATATATCGTTTGGTTATGAGACAATCGGGTGTTATGTTAGAAAAATATAATATAAATAGAATAAAGGGGTGGGGGGTGGGCGCCAGTGAGTGACGGCAGTATTTTGTACGTGTGTTACGTCCGAAAATATGTGCTTGACAATTGGTGGTGATTCGTGATAAAATAAATTATTAACTGGAAGAATAAGATGGATATAAGAGATACCGAAAGAGAACAGACCCTCAAGGAGATAAACTAATGCCGAAGAATAGAAAAAGAGTATTACAAAAAGGGGGCAAAAGCGTGAGCATACGTACCAAACACAAAATTGGTGGGCGTAAGGCTAGCAAAGGCACAAATGAAATGAGCAATACTGAATTGACAGGCTTGTTAAATAAGGTCAACAAGCGTGATCGTAACAAGCTACGCCGCGCTATACTAGCGCGATTCAAAGATCTCCCAAGCTAGGTGCAGACCTAGCACACTTTGCCCTCCGCTGTCAAGGCGGAGGGCCTTTTTAAATGAGAATCGTTCGCATTCGGGCACCCTCGCAGGTGCGAGGGTGCCCCGCTACGCGGGGCATGTCAAGCGTTTTATTTGCTTATTTCGCTTGTGCCGTACTTGATTTTCTGGTAAACTAAAAACTTGATTTTGGGAGAACAAAATGTTTGATAGAATATTCGATTTTTTGGAAAGCGTATGGGAATGGATTATTCCCTTTGTGATCATTGACCAATACGAGCAGGGCGTCGTCCTGAGATTCGGAAAATTCCAGCGTATCTTAAACCCCGGTCTGCGCTGGATTATCCCGCTAGGTGTAGATGCTGTAAAATATGAAACCGTTGTAAGGCAAACGGCATATCTCGATGTGCAGTCCATTACTAGCCAAGATGGAAAGTCAGTCAGCGTATCAGCAATTGTTGTGTTTACTATTACCAATATTCGCAAATTCCTGTTAGAAATTGACGAAGGTGAAACCGATATGACTAACATGGTCTATGGCATCATAACGGATTTTGTCGAGTCAACGATTTGGATAAACATTAGAGGAAAAAACTTCAACAAAAAAGTATTAGAAAAATGTCGCCGCGACTGTGAAAATTATTGCGGCGTGAAAATTATTTCAATCAAATGGTCAGACAAAGCAACTGCAAGGAATATCAGATTATGGAACGATTAAACGGCTTTTGTAAGGGGGTATCTGCGGGCTTTATTATATGGTTTATTATTGCCCTTATGATTCTATCCGGTTGTGCTAGTTCGCCGGTCGCTATGCCTTACAACAAGATCGAAAGCGAATACAATATTACGACAACTACAATTCTTGTCCACTGGTATAACTCGGAACAAGAGTTGCAACTATCATTAGGGCATCGCGGTATAGCTGGATTTTCAGAATGTGAATTGCGTCCCGACTTCAATACATCGTTTTGTGAATTGTGGTTAGTGCGGCCGATAGATGCTAACGATTATTACTCATTCGATACTATCGGTCACGAATTCTATCACGCACTAGCAGGGGGTTTCCATGACTAAACAACTTAATTCTTTGGTGTGGGCATTGCTGTTTACTATAGGCTTGTTCGCTGGCGTATTGGTCGGACTGTTTACAGTGTGGCTTTTGTCATGATTAAGGTGGGTAATAGAGTAAGAATTAAAAACTACTCAAAAACGTTAAACGGGGAAAAAGGAACTGTAGTACGGCGCGATGGATACTATGTTTATGTTTATCCCGATTGCCAACCGAATAACACCAAATACCCGCTTGAATTGTATGACTGCGAATTGGAAAAACTGCCATGCAAATAAAAAATTTCGGCATCCGTGATATTGAAAGCGTATGCGAAAACACCACGCGCAGAATGAAAACGGCACATTACACGTTGCTAGATTCTACCTGCGCACAAGCGAAAAAAGAATTACGCAACTTGCGTATAAACTGCAAAAAATTTGGAGACGATGATGCGAAAATATTGGAATCCGGTTGTAGCTAGAAAACATTACAATGGTGTAACGATTGGTTACATCGTTGGATGGAAACACATTCACTGTAACTTTGTGCGAAACATTCGTGCTGGTTTGATTTTCAAAAAGTTGGGTGATGCGTTACGGTTCAGAGATAATATGGAACGCAAGCGTACTTGCCCGTATGTCGAATTTGAGATAATCGAGGGGGAAGATAAAACCAGAGTCTAAGACTCCAAGGACGTACCACAAAAGCCTTGCAAATGCAAGGCTTTTTTGTAAATAAATCGCTTGACAAGCCCGGTGTAGTCGGGCACCCTCCCACCGGGAGGGTGCCCAAATGCGAATACGTCTCATTCGTATTGGGGCACCCTCGCAGGTGCGAGGGTGCCCCACCTAAAACCTGGTGTCAATAGGTATTTCTACCTATATACTATTTTTCTGATCGGCGTATACTCTCTTTATCGGATCGGGACAGAGAGAAATTAACCCCTCTCATTAAACAAGAATTTGGTTGTTTAGGAAAACTGCCCCATACCGGTCTAGCAAGAGAAGTGAAAAGAAAGGCTAATCGAAACCACTTGAGCTAGTAGGAGCATCGGAGATTGGAACCTTTAAGAATGGTCAAAGGGTGAGTCAAAGAAGATGGTCCACCTTCCCCACCTTCGGGTGGGGATTTATTCAAAGAGATAACGCTTAGGCGAGATTTCAAGGGTAGAGAAGCCTAAACTCTTTAAAATTAAGGGCCGACAGATACTCGGGATACAAAATTATCAGAGGAACCAGCCTCTTTAAAAATTTGCAGAGAACAGCTGCCATAAAAAAATCACGCGCCCCCCATCTTCGGATGGGGGGCTTTTTTTGTCTAAAATAAACGCTTGACAACGCTTGACAGATAGGGCACCCTCACACCTGTGAGGGTGCCCTAATGCGAATGCGTCTCATTCGCATTCAGCGCCCGCCGAGCAAAAGACGTTACTCTAATTGTATCACATACGCCTAAGAATGTCAACACTTATTTTCGATATTATGTCAAATCGGGCACCCTCGCAGGTGCGAGGGTGCCCGCTGCGCGGGCGCGTGTCAAGCGATTTATTTTCTTTTTTGCTTGACTTATCCCTGGAGCATGTGCTAGGCAATAGACCACGATATTTTACAACGTGCGGAATTTTCGTGCTATACTTGGTGGCTGGCACTACTCACAAGAGAATTTGACCATGTTTAAACGCATCCATACTTATGATCTCGACGGGGTTCTGGTTGATACCGCGCACAGATACCGCAACTTGCCAGACGGTAGCATTGATATGCCCTACTGGAACAAGAACCACACCGAAGAAAAAATAGCGCAGGACAAAATTTTGCCGCTGGCAAAACAATTCCTTGCCGACTGTTTAAACCCGGAAACGTATTGCATACTGTGTACTGTTCGCACAATGCACATACTAGATATTGCGTTTATCGTTGGACGGTTGGGCGCTCCCGACAATTTGCTTATGGTGGGTGAACCCCGCCCGCCATATTCGCTCGACTACATTTTAAAACGTCGCGCACTAACCCGCATTTTTAATTTGCGGCAATTTTCTAAGCTACCGAAAAAACTTTGGGAGGATAACATTCGCAACATTGAAAACCTACAAAACCTTTTTGATCGTTGCTACTATGTCCCGTCACGCATCACCGCAAGGAATTAAAACGATGAGACAAAAAACTTTTTTGGTAATGGATACTGAAACTACGGGCATTGCGTCAAAGGCTATGGTTTTCGACTTTGCATATGTGATTGCCACGCGTACCAAAATTTTGTGCGAGCGCAAATTTTTAATACGCGAAATTCTAACTAACCCACGCGTGATGTTAGGCGCGCTTTACGATAGAACATGGCGCGATATGATGGGGGGTAAACTGTTTCATCATTACATACCCGGCTTGCATAGCGGCGAACTAGAATTATTTGGCTGGCGCGATGCGTTACAAATTATGCGCGATGACGTTTTGACTTTCGGCGTTGATGTTATATGCGCGTATAACCTGCCATTCGATTTGGGCGCGTTAAACAAAACGCATCAACGTATCACCGAAAAGAATATTAACCTTTCGCGTTTTGACTTGTTATGCCTTTGGGAATTTTCCTGCTCGACTGTTTGCAAGGAAGCGTTATATCATCAAGTAGCGCGACAGCAGGGACAAGCGACCGGATGGATTACACCGGCCAACAACGTACGAACTAACGCGGAGAAAGTTTACGCATTCTTATCCGGTGATTTGAATTTTGTGGAATCGCATACTGCGTTAGAGGATGCACAAATCGAAACCGAAATTTTGCAACGCCTGTTAGCAAAACGCAAAACGATCCCGTACAATGTGCTAGATCATATGCCGTGGCGCAAGGCGCAGCAAATCAACGGTCAGATGTTTTGACCATCACCCAAGAGGAAAAGAAAATGACCGAAACAAAGGTAAACTACGATGATGAAACCACGACCAAAATCGTGGAAGCGTACAAGATTGGCGAATCCGATGATCAGCGTAAAGCAATTCTGGAAACGCTGTCAGCGGAGACTGGTAAGACAGTCAAAAGCCTGCGCGCTAAACTGGTCCGGGAGGGTGTGTACGTTAAACAGACGTACAAGACCAAGACCGGCGCGAAAGCGGAAACCAAGGAAACGATTGTCGAATCAATCGCTGTTCTGATGGATGTTACCGCAGAGCAACTTGGCGGATTGGAGAAAGCAACGAAACCCGCGCTGCTGAGAATCCGTAAGCAATTCCGGGGTGCTTACGCCGCACTTGCTGGCGAAGATGAGGCGGGAGAGGAAGCGGCAGAATAGCCGAAAATCCCTAGCACGAAATTTGGCCCGCGTCAAGGCGCGGGCCTTTTTTTCTTTGAAAAAAACGCTTGACAAGCCCCGCTACGCGGGGCACCCTCGCACCTGCGAGGGTGCCCGAATGCGAATGATTCCCATTCGCATTCGCGAGGGTGCCCGCCCTCCCACCCTGCGAGGGTGCCCGATCCAAAAAACCGTGTCAATACGTATATTTACCTATTGACAAGATATGCCTCAACGTGGTAAACTAAAGGGTTAAGACATTTTCCTTATATTAGAAAAAGCTAATATACGTAACCGGCAAGATATTACCCATTCACACTATCGAGCGCAAGCGGCGCTTGCGCCAGTACCTAGTGCCTGGTGGAGCCTTTTTTAATTACATGCGCATCCGCGCCAGTATACCACGTCGGCATTTCAAAGTCAAGTCGAAAATTTTTTTCTTGACATTACCTGGCCCCCGTGATATAATATATTTATCAGATGGAAAAGAGCAACAGTATTTAAGGGCAGAAAAAATAGTTCTTGACATCTTCCCCAAAATCAGATATAATAGTATTTCAAATCGAGATACACACAACTGGAGAATAAGCATGACTGACAAAGTAGTTAATTACTCTGACGAGGCCGTTACCGCCCTGCACAACGTGTATGATGGTACCGCATCCGATGAGGATCGTAAGGCACAGGTTGCAGCACTGGCCGAGGAACTCGGCAAATCTGCTGCATCTATCCGCGCTAAGCTGACCCGTGAGGGCATTTATGTAGCACTGACCAAGGCCCCAGCTGGTAAAGCACCGGTTCGCAAGGCCACTCTGGTACAGGACATCGCTGATGCACTTAAGGTCGATGTAGACGTGATCGGTTCGCTAGAGAAAGCAACCAAGAACACACTGGAGCGCATCCTCAAAGCTCTCTAAGAGCAACAAAAATGCAAGGACCAGGTGGGAAACTACCTGGTCCGTTTTTATGCGCTCTGCGCCAGTAGCTGACAGCTTCTCCCATTATAGTATACCATATTGGCATAAACAAGTCAAGTTGAAGATTTCCCGCCTAACTGGCGCGCTTCGCGCGCAATACGGGCAATAAACGCACTTAAAGTGACTTATATGCACATATTCGAGCATTTAGCGAGATTTAAGCATGGTATACCCCTGTAGTAGTCTATATTGACCCCCCTGTTGCCACGAAGTGGGGATAAAGTACACATAATTGCCGCCGGAGGCGGCCAGTGTGACAATTAAAGGTTGTATACGTGAGAAAAACTTGACTTGACATTTTCTTGGTGCGCCCCGACCTGTAGTAAAAAAGGTCTATTTTTAGCAACCTCGAATTAAATAATCATCTATATTGCCATTTTAGGCAATATAGATGATTATTTAAAAATTCAAATACAAAAAAGGCCCACATCCGCAATGATGTAGGCCTTCCCGGAGTAACGCTTATGAGCAATGAGCGTAACTTAATTGTCAAATTTTAATTTTACTACTTACCCTTATGTAGTATAGTTATAGGATCATAATTATCTGTCTGTTTTTGCATTTCCTGGCGTATACTATCCACCTCAGCAAGAGTAGTAATTTGTCCTAATGTATCCTCTAGGGTATATGCCATATCTACTACAGTGTTTGATAGAACCTTTAATGTGGCTTTTGGAGCCTTATCGAGCCCTGGAAGCTTAATATCAAGTGCATCTTCGACACTTCTCACAATTTGTAGCTTAGTAACGGGCGTTTCACCTAACTTAGTAACATACCCCCTAGTAAGATATAATCCATCTTTAGACAATTTAGATATAATAGATTTCTTCGGTTTATTCAATATAGTACAAAGTTTAAGTACAGTCTCCATGCACGGATTATCGCAGTATATATCATGCAGCTTTTTAGTCTCATTCATAGTATATGAACTAGCCATCGACATCTTCCTTGTTTTTCCAGTAAAAAGGATAACTCCCGCCCTGGCCGCCTCCGGCGGCAAGTGGCGCAATATCAGGCGTTATACCTCCAGCGGCAAGTGGCACACCATTTTGTCTACATAATTTGTCAAATTTCTCATATTTGTAAACAGCCTCTAGTTGTGCTAATTGTGATTCTAGCAAATGCAGTTGAGTTCTTTTTATGTTTACTTCATTCTGTAAATATTGTATGTCGTCTTTCATAATCTTAAATCGTCCTCTGTGTTCTCTTTAGGTTTTTCTAAGCTACCCTTCCAATTATCAGTAGCAAAGCCCTTTGAATCTTCGTAAGTATCCCCCATCATTTGCATAATACCTGGAGGTATGTTATTATCTTTAGGTTGTGCACTCATTAATTGTGATATTACAGAATCTGCACTCTTAGGTACTTTATCCCAATCACTAAAACATAGTATCATATCAGTACTTCTATGATTACCATACCAACACCAACCTTGTATATGTAAGTGCTTCATACACACACTTGAATCATTAAAAAATTCTACATTTTTAAATTCTTCTTTACAATCACTAACACTATAGTTAGTAGCGTAGCCTTGATTACTGTCTCTTAATGTAGATATGTATCTACCGTCAAACATTTGTGCTGGCCAATATAAATGTTTAATAAGTCCATTCTTTTGTGGACCTCTACCTTTACCCCATTTCTTTTCTCCAGTAGCTGGATCAAGATAAGTACTAGAAAGTCCTTGTCCTAGAAAAACATCTACTTTATATACATCTTCTATATTATCAACGTCAATACCATGAACCCAAGTCATATAACTACGGTTAAGTACATTTCTAGCACCTAGCAAAGCTAATGGAACTCCAGTACAAGCAGCTGTATCACCATATGCTTGTTTAGTGTCTGGTTTCCAATAATTGCTGGGAGCCTTTAAATATCTAAGTAATGTAAAATTGGCAAAATCCCTAGTATGTACCGTTTTATTACCAATTTGTATACGATGTTTCGGTTCCACAAATAATAAGTCATACAGGTTGCCATGTTTACACAATTGACCGTATACAGTTGCTATTTGTTTTAATTCTGTTGTTGATAATTTAGGTATCTTACGAGTACTCCTTTCCCAACAATCTTGAGTTAAGTAAGTTAAATATCCTTCATCCAATATATCTCTCATTCCATCTCCTAGCTGATTTAGCCCAATGGCCGCCTTTGGCGGCAAATAGGCCAATACTTTATTATTATACGTTATAGTTACTCTCGTAACACTGTCTTTTTCACCAATAAAAATAATTAAAAAAAATATGATTATAAGTGAGAAAAATTTCTCCATTTAAGGGAGGCTGCCACGCCGTAAGTTGGATCCTCCTAAAAGGCACCTCCAAAATACTGCTACCAGCCTCCCTACGGGAAATTTTTCATTTATAAAAAGCTCTAGATCGCTCAATATAACTAATATTATATCATACTCGGAAGCAATTGTCAAGAACTATTTTTGAGTTAGGGGTTATGTTCTTCGATTAGTGCTAGTCGCTATATAGTTTAGAAATCTCGACTTGATTATCGTTGCTTGTTGTGATATAATATATTATAAGTCGAAGGAGCATACGTTGAAAGTGAACTGCTACATAATTAAAGAAGTTAATGGGGTATATGTACGTTCTTTAGAGTCGGTTGAAGAAGTTCAACCTGGTTCTGTTATTGAGTGGATTGATGACTATAACGTTAACTCAGCCTATGGTAACACGAAAGAATTTATTCGTATCGCGGAGATTGGTTAATGAATTATATGTTAGTACAACGCACTGGTGATGATGTTAGTAAGCCTTGCGAAATTATTCAAATGTTCACTGATGATCAAATACTATTACTTGGTGAGTTTGTACAAGACGCTATAGATAGAGATATTTATGAGCCAGGTGCTCGTGTAGCTGGTACATTCATGCATTTACTAAAACAACGGGAGAATAAGACCCTATGAAAGTTAGACAGTTAATGAGTATGCTTAGTAGATGTGATCCTGACTTGGAAGTATATGTGCAGGATGCAAATTGTGCTGTAGCCGATAAACTGGAGTGTGCTTGGGAAAGTGTATATAACACTGAAGATTATTGGGAAGGTGGTGGTATTACTGAAGAATTAGCAGATGGTACTAAGTATGTAGTGGTGGGTGCATGACTGAAGTATGGGTTTTATCTTGGATTTTTGTTATGGGTACATTTACTCACATGATTTGTAAAGAATGGTAATAGTCTGGATCATATTTGTTATTGCTCTCCTTATACTATGTTTCATGCTACCTAGTGGTGGTGGATCATGGGTAAAACGTGACGGTACGATTATCGAGTGGGATGGTGAGGGTAATAGTTGGAAGCTAGACCCTGATGGTACATTACATGAGTATTTAAATGATGGACATTAGAAGTGGCGCTAAGTACCCAGCAGGAGCATTGTCTAACTTTGCTCCTCACCCGTTTGTATTTCGTGAGTGTCAAATAAACTCTATGGAAGGATTTTTGCAGGGTCTGAAGTTCGCTCATCCGGGGATACAGTGCGAAGTGTTTGAAATGGTAGGGGCAGCAGCTAAGTCTCGTGGTAGACGTAAGAACTATGGTTCAACATTGTGGTTCCAAGGTAACCCAATTTGCAGATTTAGCGATGAATACCAGGTCTTGTTAAATGATGTTTACCTAGCTATGTTCACTCAAAATAAGAAGGCTAGGGCAGCATTGTTAGCTAGTGGTTCAGCTGTGTTGAAGCATTCAATTGGTAGACAAAAACAGGCTGATACAGTACTTACTCGTACAGAATTTTGTAGTAGATTAATGAGGATTAGGGATGTGGTTTAAACGTGGAACATCATACGCCTGGCTAGAACATGGGTATTGTATCTATTTTAATCCAGTAGGGGAATTTCGTACAGCAGTTGATATTAGTGTATCATGGCTACTTGATTGTGGTTGGATTAATTGCAAAGACATTCATGTGCCGCAAAAATATCTTAACTATATTAAGGAGAACATTACGTGAAAGAAGGTGAGGTAATAATTTTACTTATAACTGGTCTATGTTCTGTTTTTGCATTTGCAGGATTAGGTTTAGGTTTAATATGGGAACATAATGTACTTGGGTTTGGTTATTTATATGGTGCTTTTATGCTATTTTGGTTATCAACTGGTATTATTAGAGGAGTTAAATGATGAAACAGTGGCAATTATTTTTAATACTTAGTGCTATTTACGTTAGTCATGTTATACCTGACGTCGGTAATCTAGTATTAAGTGGAATATGTTTAGTAACTGCTGTAGTATATGGGGTAATAGGTGAGTAAAAAAGATTTACAACGTGATTTAATGTGGTTGATCTCAGAAATTTTAGTAGATCATAAATTAGGACGTTTAAGTGTTGACTCAGAGGATTGTGCTATGTCATTAAAAGAAAAGTATGGGGATTTGGAGGATTCGTGAGAGAATATACAAGAAATGTTGATGCGTGTGTAAATAACCGCTATCAAAATTTTGAAGATCATAAGCGTGTGGTAACTGTCTGCTCCGGCGGATGCTTGCGTTCGCCTACCGCTGCCGTAGTACTAGCAGGTGATCCCTGGAATTATAATACTCGTAGTGCTGGCTTAACTGAAGCATTTGCTATTGTATTATTCGATGATATTTTGTTTCATTGGGCAGATGAGATCGTAGTTATGGAACAGCACATGAAAAATGAAATTAGACTACGTTGGCCTAATTCAGATAAGCCTATCATTGTTTTAAACATCCGCGATAACTATAGTTATCGTGATACTGAATTAATGCGTTTAATTAGGGAAAGGTATACACAGTATGAACAACTATAGGTTAAAAATAGATTCTAAAAATCATGGTACTTATACATATCGTATTGAAAAATTACAAGATTATGAGTTTGGTGATGATTGGATTCAGTTCGCTATGTTTATATCAGGTAGTACTGACAAAGAAGAACTCATTGAAAATGCCAAAAATGTGGTTAAAGAATTTAACAGTATTATAGGGGAATTTAAATTATGATGAATCATGAAAAGGTATATAGTAAAGTAGTTAAAAGAGATACTGCATTTAAAGCAGACTTAATAGCTTCACATCAGAAATTGCCTATGTTTACATTTGATACATTGGAAATGGGAATGTGGGCCGCTGCTTATAGTGGTTGGGTATTGGGGAAATTTGGCCCAGTAGTGCTTGAACAACGAAGTGCTGAATGGAAATTATTATGAGCAGAACAGATTGGAGATTTCCTAGACGTAAAGAACGTAAAGCTGAGGCAAAAGAACGCCAGGAGTATTGTAATTCTTTGAATATAGAACAGCGTATTACAGTTGCTGAGGACAGACGTGGGGATTCTAAAAAGGAATTGATTAAACTGAGGAAATTACTATGAGTGATGGGATTTTTGCAGTATTTACGCTGTTCTTTGCAATACTTATAGGTTTATTTTCCATGGCTGGAATTCAAACTCTATTAACTGATACAGGTGAAATAACGCCAAATGAATTTTATACCGCAGTTGTTACTTGTGAGAACAATGATGGATTAAAACATTTACATGTTTTAAGTGGCAGTATTTATTGCAATGATGGTGCAAAATTTAGGAGTACAAAAGAATGAAAGTAACAATTAAATTATCACAAAAACAGGAAGATAAGTTATTTTTAGCTATACTAGAAAATGGTATGAAAAATAGCTTTGAAGAAATAGAAAGACTCGATGAAAAAGTCGAGTTACCAGATTATCAAAAAGTTGACTATTATGATGCTGTAGAGTATTTAAAAGCGGCAAAAATCATTTATGGTTGGCATAGTGTAGACACCTCTGTACTAGATAAGTTTGAATTGTAATGGTTAATTTTCTCGCTTATGTAATATTAATCTTTATTGCGGTGGCTTTATTGTGGGCATCAGATGATGATAATTTGTGTGAGTATGCAGAAGCAGAAATTGCTGCATTTGGTATGTGTGCTATGGACACAATGTGTTTTACTAATCCCGATGATTATGCAAATGTAACTTTCTTTTTAGAAATAGGTAAAAAATATTGTAATAAGGAAAAAGAATGAATATGATAATTCATAAAGCTGAAATGTTTCCCGCGGTTAAGATACCCATAGGTAGTAAAGGAATGAAAGCTGCTGAATTTGAAATAAAAAGACTTAAAGCTTTATGTGATACTAGATTATGTGAAATCAATAGTTTAGGGGATATAGTAGAACAGGGCCTTTGTAGATATAATTGTCGCAGACGTGCAGATATTTGGAAGGATGGATTTAATTTCTCTGAAATGGTATCAGGATATACAGCGGATGAAGCATATAAAATATGGAAGGAAGATAATGAATGAAGAAGTAACATATTTAGAATTTGAAGATGAAGAAGATTCTAGATCAATGGTATACAAAGATGAAGAACGCACATCATTTAGAATTATGGTACAGCCTGAAATGTATTTGCTTGCTTTGATTGATGATCCTAAAGCAATTCAAGGTGATGTATTACCTGCAGTGAGACAATTAATGGATGCGGCATATGAACAAGGTAAACAACTAGGGAAATCATTGTAATGAGGATGCGAGCAAATGCACGATTAGCCTACGGTGTAATCGTAGATGAAGAAAAAATATATGATATTATAGGGGAAGTATATGAAGATGGTTTCTATGAATATATGGAAGATAATTATCCATCATTAGATATAACTTCTTGTGGTGCTGATATGTGTGAATTATATGTGGTTGGCCCCATGAATAATTCTAAAAGTGTAGAGTGGGGAGAATGGTTAAAAATCACGAGAAAAGATTTAAAAGATCCCTGGCATACTGTAGAGTTGGCTAAGTTTTGTGAAGATCACAAAATAGATGATTACTATGGTTGGTATTTAGGGGCATATTTTGGCTGAAATGAATAAGGAAAGATTAATGGAAGTAACATATAAACAAGGCATGACCACAGTTTGGACCGATGGGGAGAAAATAATAATAAAAAACCCCACCGGTTTTACTCATGTAAAAGCTAATGTTGAAAATATATTTGGAATGGGTGAGTATGATAAGATTGCTGATACTCACTATACAATGGATGAAGGCGTTGGCAGATTAAATACTGTTGCCAGGGAATGGAAAATGGTAGGAGGATATATTCCTCAACGTGCACTAGACGATCTAGAAGCACAAGGCAAGGATGAAAGTTTAATTGATAAATATTTCGGAGGTACTTAATGTTTGGAACAATAATTGATGTACTTGGTACATTTACATTTGCACTAGGTTGGCTTATACTTATTTATGGATTGTGGCGCAATCAACGTGTGGCTAAGAAATCTCCTCTAGTAGATAATACTAATTTTGGGCCACGTGTAGCAGCTATCGTAGAAGTAATACTACATCCTGACCATGCTGCTTACTGGAAAAACCCTAACGGAACTAGAGTGTTTCCGGCACTGGGTCAAGATTCTAGTGAACAATTTGGTATCAGAGAAGATGATGGTAAAACAACCTGAATTTATAGATGTACCTAGCAAAGCAATATTAGATGGCGTTTCCCCTAATATAATTAAAGGAATTGAAGCGGCCGATCAAAATACAATAGTGGAGAAAATAGAGTGGACCACCGAAGGCTTAAGAGTGTGGCTAACACCGAGGAACTTGGAAAACAGTTGCTCACAGAAGCAAGTGTCTCCTTCAGATACTGGCACTCTAGTAAATCCTGTAGAGAACACATGAATAATCCATACTTTGATAAAACTCAATGTATGGATATTCTTGATGCATTTGATGATAAAGATGAAAAGAGGTTAGCATGAAAAGAGTAATAACATTTGGGCCATATGAATGGTCAGAAAAAGGTTTTTGGTTTCAAAGAGACTATGTTCAAGAAGGTGCAGTTAGAGTTATTGATAATAGATTACTTCAAGCTGTACCACATACAATAGAATTTGACGAACCTAAATATGATACGAAAACTCAAAGTATGGAAACTAGCGAAAAAGTATGGGCTTGGGTACCTATAGATGATTGAGAAAGAAACACTTATAGCAGTAATGGCTATATTAACCGAACGTAAAAATTTAGCAGAATATAAATTTGCTCAAGGTCAAAAAGAATACGGTTTTATTGTACAAGAATTAGAAGAACAACAAAAAATATTCAGAAGATTACTTAACAGTTTACATACAATATGATTGTAGATAATAAGTGTTGTAAGTGTAATTATAAGTGGAAAGATCAACCTGGAGCATTTGCTACCTATAGAGACGAAAGAGGTGCACATTGTCCCAGGTGCGGATCTGTATATTTTAAATGGGTAAGTTATCGAAATGATCTAAGGAATCATCAAAAAGATTTTCTGACTTGATATTTCTTGAAAATTCTGTATAATATATATTATAGATTTTTCATAAAATATTTAAGGATAAACATATGCAACCTAAGATTTTAGTAGACTCTCTGGATTTAGTATTTCAAGAGGCTAAGATTACTCATCCATATTTTCAAAGTTGGTGGGATGAACTTAAGGATGTGATTGACGAAGCTTATCCTGATCTTACATCGATTCAAATTGGTCGTAAGTATGTCATGGAGACAAAGAAAGGACGTGCTATTGTACAGGTAACGAAAGAAAATCAAAAGACTTGGGTCATGTACGAACTGGAGGGTTCGTCTCGTCCTGGTTGTCGTTGGATGATTGGTAAGACTTGGTGTACTGCCGAAAAAATTCAGGCTGTTACCACAGATGCTGTCATTCCCAACACTGTGAGAGTGAAATAATATGACATATAGAAAATGGGAAACTGAAGTTGATAACTTTATGGTAGTAAAGTATGGTGTAGGGATTGATGACATTCCTGATATGCCTTATCGCGATTGGTGGAAGAACGATATGCCAGTTAAAGATGCTGTCAAAGAAGCTATCCGCATAGTTAATGAAGGAGGATTTTAATATGAAAGCAGGAAGTACAGTTATAAAGAGATGTAATTGTAAATCTAAATATCAAGATTCAGTTCATGGTAAAGATTTGAGAGTACATACTGTAGGGTCTGACAAAAGTGGAACTCAATCTATAAATTGTACTATTTGTGGTCCTTCACCTAAATCAATATCTCGTTTAGTGTCTCATGGACGAGTGCACAATAAGAAAATACACGGATGAATGATGCACAAAAAGAAAGACTTATAAAATTGATAGAGGAATGTGGAGAAGTAATCCAGATTGCCTCTAAAACTTTACAGTACGGATTTAACGAAAGATATAAAGATAACTCAGATAATAGAGAACGTCTAGAAAAGGAAATAGCAGACGTTCTTTTTTGGGTGCTCATGTTAAATGAGTATGATGATATTAAATTAAATAATATAGATGATTATTTAGTATCAGAAGAAATATATAAAAGAAAAATGGAATATTCACAATATCAACCTGAGAGTACGTGGAAATGACTAATTCAGCTTTAGGAAAAGTATTTGATACTCTTTTAAATGCTATCAATTTATTCAGATTTTGGATAGTATTAGACCCATTTGAACAGGGAATTATATTAAGACTAGGAGAATTTCATAGAGAAGTAGGTCCTGGTTTTCATTGGCGGAGAGCTTTTAATGTTGATAGACTACTTTGGTTAAATGTACGTAAAAAAACCAGGGATAGTTGGGAAATGACTCTAACTTCTAAAGATAATAAACCTATAACTATGTCGTTTGATATGATTGTGGAAGTAGTTAATGCCAAAAAAGCATTATTAGCTGTAGATAGTTGGACTAGTGTAGCATATACTACTTCTAAAATTATGTTATCACAAATAGTAGCTAATACCAATGCTAGTTGTATAAATGGTTCAGATTTTGCTAAAAAAGTACATAATACTATTAATCTTGTAGTACAAAATTATGGTGTTGAAGTAACTGAGTTCGGTTTAACCGATATGGCACAAAGTAAAGCTTATCGTGTATTCACGGGGGCAAGTAAATGATAAAGGAAAAACGAATTTTAAGTCAATTACAACTACTATTAAACGGTAAAAATGCAAGAATTAGAGACTTAACTGGAGAAATAACAGAATTAAAAAGGAAATTAAATCACAGTATCCTAGTAGTATCTAGACTAGATAAAAAACTTATAGAACTAGATAAAAACGATAAAAAATCTTGACTTGATAATTTTTGAAAAAGCTGTATAATATATATATAGATTGGGGAAAGGTATCTAACGTGAAAGTTTTATTGATAATGGTTGTGGCAGTGGTAGCACTTAATTGGTTATACACAGTAGCACCTGGATATGCAGTTTTTATTGGTGGAGTAGCTTTACTATACGCTATACACAGTGAGTTTGGCTGAGCTAGTTAAAAATAATTCTTGACACCTTGTTCATTTTATGAGATAATATATTTAAGTTTGAAAATTTTGTCTTGAAATGTTATACTAATTTTGATATAATATATAAAGTGAAAAATAAATGAGGAGGCAACATTAAAATGATTGATCCCTCAATACTTAATTGGTCGGTTGTTATTTTTATATTTCTAACTACATGGTTGTTAGTAACTATGGGAGATACTGACGGTAAATAGTTAGCAATGGAAAAATAATTCTTGACAATACGGTGAAAATTTCGTATAATATAGATATAAATTTTAATAACCCGCGAACAAATGAAATCCTCTTGGGAGAGTGTTATTAGTAACGGGTTTAGTCTGCGGATATTAGACTTAAATTCAAGTATGCCCCGCCTGATAAGCGTAAGAACTATCACAGTTTTCCGCCGCTGAGTGGCGGGTTCTATAAATAACCAGCAGGCGCTTGTATGCCAAGCGATGAAATAATAGGCATGGGTTCATTAGCTTCATGATACTATAACCCCGGACTAATAGGTAGAGAGCGACGGCATTCTGCTTTACCGAAAAATAGAAAGCGGTAGATACTGATTATTAGATTAATGTATCGTCAGGTGTCGGAGTCATACGTTCCCCTTGGCGTCATTGCCAGACGTAAAAGGCAAATCTAATCCACGATGAAGAGTTGTTAGTGTTAGATTAGTAAAGGATATAAGGGCTTTGATAGGGGTCTTATACCGGACTTAGAAGCAACTAGTATTTTAAGGTAAACAACCACCGGAAATGCCAGTTAAACTATTCGTCCGCCCCACGACACGGGGCATTTATAATCAAACATATTCATAGAGTATTTTTAATTATGGACAAAGAAAAAGAAGATCAACCAAAGGATTATGTAGAATTTGCAGATTTTCTTAGGGACGAATATAGTTTTTTAACTTGGAATCAAAAGATTTTATATCGTTTGCAAAACCATGTAATCAAGGTAATACTATTTGTTTTTATGGCAGGAATTTTTACTGGAGCTTATTTAGATAAGTTTCAAATATTATAAGGTTTTGGCTCAGAGGTAACGTGCTGCAGCGGTTGTGCTTAACAACCTTAAAGTCGGGTTAAATTATATGGATAAACTAATATGATGGGAATTAAGGGCTGTTTGGAGTCCTGGCTTCGGCCGCAGATAATCTAGGGCGACCTAGAAAAAGGAAGAGATTATTCATATCTTCCACCAGGTGACTGGCCTATCTAAGCAAGCTAATGTGCCCTAACCCCTACGTGGGTTGCTTCAATCATTATAGGTTGGAGATAAGGTCTACACAGTAGAGGAGATAACTGGATTCGCTGCCCTTTCGGGGGATAACCAAGGTCTGGGAACTAACAGGTTGTGCTGAGTGAAGCCTTTAACAAAGCTGTTACACTGTAAGGTAAATTAGTAATATAGCAAGTCCAAGAAAGTAATCGAGGGCGGCTATGTAATATCAACGAGAACGGTGCAATGCCTAGTAACGTGAAGTATAGCTGAGTATCTGACAAGAGAAAGGTATCGGACGGGTTGTATTTTGTAGCTCAAAAAGGTTGCGAATCAACAGAGGTAGCTCGTTTGTGGATAAATGGTTAATTTTAAGTGATTACGCAGGTTCGAATCCTGCCGGGATCGCCAAAATAACATTAGTGTGAAAGGAAACATAATTTATAGTCTCCGTCTAGTGTTATTCTGATGATCCCGTAGCTGAGTCAGGTTTAGCAATTTCATGTCTAGGAATAAACATCGTAAATGATAACATAACTTAATGCAAAGACTACCTCGGTACGATAGTGAAAATAGCTTAAACCTGAACTCACTTAGGTGGGAATTCAGGGTCGGACAGCTCGCAAGGCTAGAAGGTTTGATGGAAAGTCGCACGTAAGGGATTAGCGTCCTTGTACAGCTCTGATTAAAGGGTTGGCGGTACACCGAACATTGAGTAGCAATCGTATGACAGCTCGACACGCCGACGAGTCTAAACTAGGCAGCTATGTAATAGTAGTGGTAGGAACCACTGGATAAAGTCTTAAGATAGAGGGATACGCAACCTCAATTGTACGGGAACTAAAGCTATTACGTAAAAGGTATAATCTCAGCCTTTTAAGAATATTTTAATAAGTGGTGCAGATAAGCTAATAGCGCAGGGGAATACTAATAGTTACGTAACCTGAATCTGAGAATGCTATCAATATGTAGTACGATGCGCTGGTAACTAAGTAATAATTGGAAAACATATATATAGTCAGTAGGTAGAGGTGCAAACTCTAAGTCTGACCACCACTTATTAAAATATTTTTAACACCGGAAAGTCGGACTCATTAGACGCTTCTATTAAATGAAGAATTTCGCAGGAGGATTCCCTGCTCTGGTGGCCAAACTATTGCCGAGGTAACTCAGAGAAAGAGTGCTTGGAGCTTGACTCCAGGAAGTCAGTGGTTGAAGTCCACTTCTCGGCTCCATATTACGCGATTATGTTTTTAATAGACAGTTTATGATTGGATGTATAAGTTTAGGTTCTGCAGAACCACTCTTCAAGAAGGTCAAAGACGATGGTGAAACCCCATCTTTTCGCTCCAAATTATGACGCCGAAGCATATCATTCAGGGATATGGACCGGATAAAGCGTCGCCATATTATTGCGGGATAGAGCAGTCCGGCAGCTCGTTAGCCTCATAAGCTAAAGGTCGGCGGTTCAAATCCGTCTCCC